ACGGGAGTGACTGAACAAACTTGCTGGCAATGGTCTAGTTAAGGTGATGAGTCAGAGGTGGTGCTCGCTGTTGGGAACAACAGAACTGTTTAACCAGACAGGACTCGTGCAGTACAGTAAAAATTTACTTATGTAGAAATGCCCTGTACTTGTAGGTATACATTATTCCTATCTCCCACCCCAAAAACAAAATCCAATAAAATCCGAGGCAATCTATGACATTCGCAGATCTAAAACGAAAATCTCAAGCCAATTTTGATTTTCTCCAGAAAGAGATTGAGAAAACCACCCAGACAGGTGGAGGTAAAGACGAGAGATTCTGGAGACCAGAGTTAGATAATACAGGTAACGGTTATGCTGTTATCAGATTTCTTCCACCCCCAGAAGGTGAAGACCTTCCTTGGGCAAAGTTATATTCACATGCTTTCCAAGGACCTGGTGGTTGGTACATCGAGAACAGTTTAACAACACAAAACAAAAAAGACCCTGTTGGTGAAGTTAATCGTAAGTTGTGGAATAGTGGTCACGAATCTGACAAGGACATTGCTCGTAAGCAGAAGCGTAAGCTTACTTACTATACGAACATTGTCGTTGTTAAAGATCCTAAGAACCCTGAAAATGAAGGTAAGGTATTCTTGTACAAGTTCGGCAAGAAGATTTTCGACAAGATCATGGCTGCAATGCAACCAGAGTTTCAGGATGAGACTCCTGTAAACGTGTTTGACTTCTGGGAAGGAGCAAACTTTAAGTTAAAGATCAAGACTGTTGCTGGTTTCTGGAACTATGATAGTTCCGAGTTCGATGCTGTTAGTGCTTTAAGCTCTGACGATTCTGAACTAGAAGCATTATACAAGCAACAACACAGTTTAGCAGCATTTACTGCTGAAGATCAGTTCAAATCATATGAGGAACTAGAGACACGTTTAAATACAGTTCTCAATAGTTCACCTGCTGTTATTCAAAGGCAGCAAGAGGAAGAGTTTGAACCAGTACCTGTTGAGAAGGTAGCAGCATCTTCTGCACCTAAGTTCAACAAGAAGGAGACAAGTGATGATGACGCACTAAGTTACTTTGCAAGTTTAGCAGAGGAAGACTAAGTGGAAACACAATCACCAGCAGACAGAATCGCTAATGCTCTTGAGAGAATAGCCGATAGTCTACAGCATCTACACATAGATGTTGACCATGCTAACATTGATCATGCCCATATCGATGATATAGGTGAGATCCACGGTGATGTGACAACACATCCAAAACCTTTCTAAGGTGGCGAAATTGATTTTTTAGTTCTGGCAATTCGGGAAAAAAAATCCCGACTATTTTTACTCAAAAAAGTCGAGCTAGACTAAAGTCCTTTTTAATTTGTTATTAACGTAAGCAGAGCACTTATTGTAGGTGCTCTGCTTTTTTAAGTCTTGGATAAAATCGTACAAATACTTGTTTTTGAGTATGTAGATCTCTCTTTTACTTTCGTTTATTCTGGTTTCATCTTCAAATACCGAAATACCTCTAGATATGGTATTTCCAGCAACAGTGATAGTTGTGTTATTTACGTCTTGGGAGTTATATTGGAAATTACCGTCATAGAAGGTTTTATCGACTTTTTGCCCTTTTTTCAAAAATATCGTTCCTGCGTCATTTTTAACATCTTCACTAATTTCGTAATATCTGATATCGCTGTATATTTCACTTCCATACTTTTCTTCTGCCCAAACTCGTAGAGCATTTTCTGATAAAGGCCAGTCAGTATAGGTATTTGTTATATTATTGGATATAGCAATAATCCAATCATACCAAGGAGATCCATAAATCCCTTCTGCTAGAGTTTCTATCCTCATATCATTAGGGATAGCGTATTTCCTGAAATATGCAATATAACCAAAAGCATCTTCATTCATAGATACCCTTCTAAAGAAGTTATTCGCAATAGTAAAATCAGAGCTTGAAAATGGGAAGCTTTGTGGTTTTAAGTCGTATTCTATTTTTGGTTGAGTAGCAAAATACATTTAGTAACTCCAGGTTCTTCCTATGTTTTCTTTATTTGCAGTCTCACCTTGAGCAGTTTGATCAGTTTGTTCACCTATCTCCTGACTATATACAAGTTTTGTTTCTACAAGACCTATTCTAAGTTCAACTGCTGTTGGATAAGCATCAATAGATGTTGAATATACCCCATCAGGTGTATAATTAATATCTACATTAGTTAGAGCACATGACTTATATTGAGAAAGGTATGGATGCATTGTATTACCTTTCATATATTTCACCATAACTAAGTTTGGTACTTCTATAAAGTTAGCATGTTTTCCCATATTATCTGATTTATCATCAGCAAGTCCAGTAGCAACAGCTGTAAATCCAGCAGCAATTGAATCTTGTAGTCTATTTGTAGCACCAAAACCAGGTAAAGCATTCTTTTTAAATGCTGTACATATAGCATGGATAGTCTTCGCTTCATTTAGGTTTCTAGCAGCCATTTTAAATGCAAAACTAACATTACGTAGTTTAGGACCACCAAATAATACTTCTACGTTTGGGTTTAATATGGTTCCTGTAGTACCTGCTAGAGTATCATTCATTGTTAGTTGAGTTCCAGATGCTGCGGCTATTTCTTTAGTAATACGTGCTGCAACTGATTGAGATAATGCACCTACATTCGCCATACCAGCAAGAGCATTATCTATTACACCAGCCATATCACCAGCTTGTGTATTTGCAGAAGCAGCAACAAGACCAGCAGCAGCATTGCCCATTTCTTTACCACCCCAGTCAGCAGCAAATGATGTACTAATATCAGGTGGCATGTATATTAATATTTCTGGTCCATCTTTTTTACCAAAATTACCAGCTGGACTATTTAATTTCTGATCCTTTCTTACATTCTTATTTGCATCAAATTGACTTGCAGTTCCTTTATTTTCGTTTCCTGTTGCACCAACAGTTTGATTGTAATTATCTATTCTATCACTTCTTATACCTCTCTTCCTGAAAGCTGGATAGTATTTGTAGAACCCAAATGATAGATAATCTGTGTTATCTGTTACTTTTAATTGTTCTGGATATCTTAATGTTGGAAATGTTGTAGCAGACATTTATGGTATTAGAATAGTTGGTTCATCACTATAATCTTCAATCGACCTTTTAGTTTTGATTCTATATCTTCGGTTCTCGTAGGTTTTATTCCAGACTGTATCTTTCCTTACAGGAAGTTTACGTCCGTTCTTATCACGTATAAAATTATCAATAGGCAAGTATATTGCCGTATACCATTCGTCTTTACCGAGGTCTAAGAATCTACCTATAACATTACTATCTAAGTATTTATGGAAGGTTATCTTAGGTACGTTGAGAGTGTCGTTCTCAATTAAGTTCTTTATTACAGTGTATCTATACTTCGGATTGATATAATGTAGGTTTGTACCAAAGAAATCATTGGAAGATGACCTCTTAGTAACATACACTAATGGGAATTGATCGTAGTATGGTAGGTACTTTTTGGTTGCTTTATACTCGAAGAGATATAGGTGACCTTCCCTTACATTATTACGAACTCGGTTAGTATCTTGAAAATTATCTTCTGTTAAGCTTTCTTGTTTATCCTCTCTTATCAACTTTTCAACGTCAGTATAATTCTTCGCAATAAGACGAACTTGCTTCCTATACCATGCGGAAGTTTGTTCCTTACTACTTGCTTTTTCTTTGATTTGTTCAAATATTGTTTGTTTAGACATGTAGTTGATCTTCCGTTAGGATTTTGAACTTCATACTTCTATCATCACACCAATTTTCCGCAGCATTCCACTTTGCTTTATTCTTCATGAAGACTAGAACAGATTTCTTCCAAGCAGTAGTTTTTCGCTTAGGATTTCTTTCTGGTCCTCTTACTTGTTTCTTTGGTTTGATCTCTATTATGTATTTCTGTTTCTTACTGGTTTTGATATAGAAGTCTGGGTAATACCTATGGATCCTACCATCAGTGGGACAACGGTAGGGAATAATTACTTCCTCACTACCCCACTCCAGAATTGAGTCTGTAGAATCACAAAAATGCATAAATTTTTTCTCCCAATTTGATCTGTATATGATCTGTGTTGGGTTTCCTTTATACTTCTTAGGATTCTTAGGTTTATACTTACCTGAATAAGCCATCCTAAATAAAATGGATACACTTAAATATTTAGAGTGGCTAAAACCAGAATACCAGATTTTGTTCAAACAATCGCTAAAAAAGGCGGTATGGCGATGTCCAATGGATTCGCTGTGCAATTTGATATGGGCACTAATTTAAAGAAATATATTGAAAGTGGTGGAGTTAGTGCTGATGTATATCAAGGGTTTTGTGATGAAGCTCAATTACCACCTTCACAAGCGGCTACTGGACAGTTACAAGGAAGACTTCTAGGAGAAGGATCTATATCTTATGCTCATACTAAGCTTTACACTGATGTTCAATTAGGTTGGATGTGTGATGCTAATATGGAACCATTCAAGTTTGTTAATGCTTGGTGGCAGTATATATTTGCGGAATATGAACCAGGTACAGATTCACCTATTGATAAGGATGGAAAGTATGAACCATTTGTTAGAGATAATGGATTTAGTGGTATGATGCAGGTTGATGGTAAGACTAAGTATAGAACCACTAGACTTAGATATCCAGATGATTATACTGCTACTATTAGGATAGTAAAGGTGGAAAGGGGCATGAGCTCATCAACTGAAAGGGTTTCTGCTGTACATGTACTTCAAGATGCTTATCCATATACAGTTGAGTCTATTCCATTATCATTTGGTGCTTCTCAGATAACTAAAGCTACAGCGACATTTCATTACACTAAGCATCATGTGGTGTATAATGATATTAGTAATTGGTCTTGGATATCGGGATCTACACCTTCCGATAGCGAGGAGGTAAGATTCTTTGATGATAACGACAATTACATAGGAGATCAATTGCCATAGATTATTATTAAATATTATGATTATTGAAAAATTTATTAGGAATCCTGAAGTCATAGATGATTTCATGGATAACTGTTTCTATGGGACTCCAAAGCAGCATATGCGGGCTCAAGGATCTCCACGTATTAATTGGCTTTGGGATCCTTATACTACCACGAATAAGTTTCCTCAATTCTCTCATGTTTTGTTGCAGAGAGATAATCCGAGAGCTAATTCAGATTTCTATCCATTTTTTAAGACGATTCTTAAAAACTTCATGCGTGATAATGGATTGGAATATAAGCGTATAACCAGATCATGTTTAAACTGTACGTATCATTTTCCAGATTATCATTGTGGTGATCCTCATGTAGATTATCCCGAAAATCATTATACTGCTATCCTATATCTTAATAATGTAGAGGGTAGTACGTATATTTTTGATAAACAGATTAATTATGATGAGGGATCTTCCACTACTGGTCCTGGGTTTGCAGAAAATAATGGTATAATACCATATGAGACTATTGATTGGGAGAATGATCCTATCCCAGTAAAGCATGAAGCTATACCTGAGAAAGGTAAGATGGTGCTATTTGATGGATCTCATTATCACGCACTCTGTCCAACATCACCAGGAGATCTTAGATTGATCTGTGTTTATAATATTACCTACTAAATAAAAGAAAATTACATTATGGCTTTACCAAAGGTTGTTGCTCCTACCTATGAGCTCGAATTACCGTCAAACGGAAAAAAGATTAAATACCGTCCATTTCTTGTTAAAGAAGAGAAAGTCCTTCTTATTGCGATGGACTCAGGAGATGAGAAACAGATAACACAAGCAACTGTTGATGTAATCAAATCTTGTGTTACATCTCGTCTAAAAGTTGAAGATTTACCTAGTTTTGATTTGGAATATTTATTCCTTAAGATTCGTGCTGCTTCTGTAGGGGAAGAGATCACGATCAATGTGGTGTGTATGGATGATAATAAGACTAAAGTACAACATACTATCAACATTAATGATGTTGAGGTTTTTAGACCAAAGGGTCATAATGAAAAAGTTATGATCAATAAGACTGTGGGTGTTATTATGAAATACCCTAAGTTAGATCATTTTATTGATTTTGGAGTTAGAGGTGAGACTAATATGGATGGTCTAGACATCATTGTTGGATGTATAGATCAGATTTTTGATGGTGAAGATGTTACTGAATCTTCTGATTGTACAACGAAGGAACTTAAAGAATTTATTGAGAGTCTTACTCAAAGGCAGTTTAATAAGGTATCTAAGTTCTTTGAAACAATGCCTAAGCTTCAGCATAAGTTTGAGGTTGTTAATCCTAATACCAAGAAGTCGTCTACATATACCTTAGAGGGGCTGCAGAGTTTTTTCGCATAGCACTCTTTCATACCAATTTGGAGGAGTATTATCAAACTAATTTTGCTCTAATGCAGCACCATAAATATAGTTTGACAGAACTAGATAATATGATGCCTTGGGAGAGAGTGGTATATCTTGCACTCCTTACCCAATATCTTGAGGAACTTAAACAAAAACAGCAAGCACAACGATAATGGCTTCAGGAACCCAAGGATATCAAAAAACTACAACCGATAAGAGTCTTGCTGATACTCTTATCTCGGAGTATAAGAAGCTGCGGAAGAAAGCTAAGTCTGGTGGTACTGATGAACCTCTTGATCCTGCGAATATTAAGTTTGTTCAGGATTCTGTTCAGGCTGTAGATGATTTTATAATAACTGGTATTAATGGTATAAACGCCATGTTCACCAGTGCTAGTGCAACAGATGATTTAGATCCAGCTATTTTAGAAGGTGATGGTGTAATTGATATTACTGCTGAAGTAGTTACTGAGAGTAAAAAGCAGACTGCTTTATTAGAGCAACAAAATACTTTACTTGGATCGTTTATAGATCTTAAGACAGATATTCTAGCGGATTCTAAGAGATTAAGACAAGAAGAGAGGATGGAGGATGAGGAATTCCTCTCTGGTACTCAAGGATTTAGGAAGAAGAAAGAAGATAAAAAAGGAGGCGGTGGTGGTGGTGGCCTCTTTGGTGCTATAGATGCAATTACTGATACTGTCCAATTAGTCCAGATGTTCCGCAAGGGCAGGTGGTTGTCGAAACTAACCAATTTAGGGAAGGGATTCAATTTTAAGAATCCATTTAGTAAAGCAAGTAAAGCTACTAATCTTAATAAAACTCAGAATCTTTTACCAAGTAGTTCTAGCATACCATTTAAACCAGATGGTACTTTCACTAATCTCGGCAAGAATGCTGATATGGGTAAGGTTTTTAATACAACAGCAGTAGAAGTAGGAAAAAGTGGTTCATCTATTAATAAGATTAATAAGACTGCAGATCTTTCAACCAATCTTAATAAAATTGTAAATAATGGTTCTAGTACTTCTAAAATAGTTAATAACTCTAGTGCTTTGACCAAAGTTGGTGGTGATGCTAACAAGCTTACTAAAATAACAGAAGGATCAAAAGGACTCAAGTTACTGAATAATACTCCTGCAAAATTTGCAATACCTGGCCTTAGTCTTTTTAGTGGTGTCTCTAACATGGCACAAGGTAATTATGCTGAAGGTGCTTTAGATCTTGCTGATGCTGGTGTAGATACTGCTATGGCAACTGGTGTTATGTCATCAACTACTGGTGCTGGTGCAGTATTGGGTCCAGCGATAGCAGTTACTGGTGCTGGACTAGTGTCTGGTTGGCTTGGTGAATTAACTCGTGGTACTGATGACTGGATACGTGGTGATGGTACTAATACTGCTAGGAATATTGCTGGTGATGTAACTGCTGGTCTTTCAGGTGCATTAGAGACTGTTGGAGCTCCATTTACTGCATTGTTTGCAGGTGTTGACTCTCTTATTAAGACTGGTGGTTTTGAAGAATCAAATAAGAAAATGGCTGAGGTTGATACCAATTTACGTGAGGGATTTAGAAAATTCTTAAATGTTTGGGATCCTATGAATATTATTAGTGATGAGGTTGGTGGATTTGGAACACTTAGATTATATGGTGAGGAGAATCAAAAGAATGCTAAAGAACAATTATTAAAGGATAAAGGAATAATTACTGATGGTGATGATAGCACAGGTGACCAAGCCAATGCTTTTTCAGCAGAGAATGTTCTGGGTGCTGATGGAGTAGAAGTAGCATCAACAGATCTGACTGGGGTTTTAGGTGATACTACTAATAACAACTTCTCTAAAGTTAATGGACAGAACTTCTTCCAGACAAGCAATAGTACTACCACTGGAAACTTAAAAGGTTTAACTGATGAAGACTATAAGTGGTTAGCTTATGCTATTAGTGGTGAAGCTGCTCAAGGTACAGATGATGTCTATGGTGTTGCTGCATCTATACTTAATAGAAAAGCAAGAGGTGATGGTAGTATAGAAGAGATCATTAAAGCACCTGGACAATACGAAGCATTTGAGAAGGGAACTATGGTGGATAGTCCTGAGATTCAAGCTCTATTACAGAGTGACGAAGGACAGGCAAAGCTTATGGAAGCACTTAGAGTCTTGAAAGGAAGAACTGATTTTAAAGGACAGTCTGAATTGGGCAATAGAGTTGCAACAGAAGATCCTATGTTTGATAAGAAAGGTAATTTCTTTCATCATTCATGGCAAACTTCTGGTGATTCTGTAAAACCAGAAGGATGGAAACCAGTTGATTGGCAACAATATATTCCAGGTGAGGGTATAGAAGGAGCACAGGGATTGAATGGTAAGTTAAGTCAAAAGGTTGCTAATCTTAGTAGCGAGACATCAGGTAGTCCTACATTTGTATTTGTTCCATCTACTAGTGGTTCTAATAATAATGTTGCATCTAATCAAGGTTCTACTGCAATGAACTTCAGCCAGTTACCTACAGAGAATAAGAATCTTGATCTTTATAAGTTCAATAGTTTCCAGAGGCTTAATGCGTAATGGAGAATAATAATTCAGCATTTTCGTATAAGCTTACGAAATTAGATCTAATTGATAATTCTAGTAAGACTTGGAACTTGATTCCTGGTGCTCAAGCTATAACATATTTTGAATCTATTACTGATCCTTATGTGAGTGCTAATATTAGAATATTAGACTCTGGTGAAAGTGTAATCAATAAGATAGTTGGTGGTGAAGAAGTTCATATGAGTGTTGCTGGACCAGATGAGACAGAGTATCATTATATTTTGATGGTCTATATGGTTGGTGATAGATCTGTATCTAATAAAACACAGACATATAATATTGGATTGATATCAGCAGAAGCTCTTACTAATGAATCTATGAAGATCTCTAAGACTTTAACAGGTCGTCCTGATGTTATAGCGAAAGAGATTTTAGAGGATGAAAAGATTATTAATACAGAGAAGGATTTCTTTGGAACTCCTTGTCAGAATAATACAAAAATACATCCTAATGGTAAGTCACCATTTCAAGTAATTGCTTCTCTTTGTAATGGTTCTGTTTCTTCTACTAATTCTAATGTGGATGGTAGCACTAGTTCTTCTACTACAAACACAGATAAAGAAGTGGGTGGTAGTGCTGGATATGTGTTCTTTGAGAATCGAAAGGGATATCATTTCAAATCAATTGATTCTCTCTGTGATACTAAAGGACATTTTGGTGGTGGTGGAAAGGTAAGATCATTTACTGATAGTGTAAATGATGGTGTTAATGAGGATTCTATCATAAATGTTAATTTCGAGAGTGAGATAAATCTAATTCATGCACTACGTTTAGGAACATATTCATCACAGTTACAAACCTATGATATATCTTCTGGTAAGTTTGAGGTATATACCTATAATTTAAGTAAGGAGTGGGATAATCAATCTCATTTAGGTAGTCAGACTAAGTTGAATCCTATGCAAGAGAAGCTTTCTAGTCATCCAACAAGGATTTTATCAACTATAGTTGATCACGAGAAATATTACACTGGTACAGACACAGCAGACCCAGATGATCCTGATTATAAGAATGATAATAATTTTTGGGATTATAGTAAACACCATATAGCACAGAACATTTCTCGTAATTTTATGCTAAATACACAAGGATTACGAATTGATGTCCCAGGAAATATCGATTTGTGTGTGGGGGAAATTATCAACGTGATTCTACCTTCGTCAGTATCAGAGGATCAGAAACTAGATGAACCGATAGATGAATCTAACAGTGGATTCTATCTCGTTTCTAGTTTATCCCGATTCTTTGATCAAAGAACACAGGAGGTAACTACTGTGTTAAAATTGAAAAGAGACTCCTTTGGAGCTCAACAATTACAAGAAAACGAAGTTCTATTATCTTAGGATAGACAATTATGAAAAGTATAGAAGATCACATTAAAAAAGACCAAGAGATCTTACAAGATCCTCAGACAAATCCTCAGATGCGTAGGCATATTGAAGGAGAATTGCATGATTTAGAAGATTATGCTTCTCACCATGCAGCAGAGATAAAAGCAGGAGATCATCATGATCCTAATACAATAGAATTATGGTGTGATCAACATCCAGACGAGCCTGAGTGCTTAGTATATGATGATTGAGGTATAATATATGGATCCTTTTCAATCTTCAATGCCTCTCCATAGAATTGGAGAGGATGGTACTACTTGGTGGATAGGCCAAGTAGAACAGATTGATACCGTTAAAGCGTCTAATCGTTTTAAGGTGAGGATCCTTGGCGTTCATACTCATGAATGTGCAAATGTAAAAACTGAAGATTTACCTTGGGCACATGCTACCCTACCTCTTACTACACCATATGGTGTTGGTGGTAGAAAGGGTGCTACTGTTAACTTAGAACCTGCTGATTGGGTATTTGGTGTTTGGACTGATATTGATAAACAAAGACCTATAATACTTGCTTCATTAGGTCAGACACCAAATGCTGCATCTACACCACCAGAGGAGTTTAAGCCTGAAGATGCTGGAAAATGTTTAGCATTTACATCTAAGAGGCATCCAGATACTAATCCTTACACACATCTAGCAGTTAATTATGCTGAGAATAATAAGAACATAGCTTCTGGTCAAGTTGCTGGTGGAGATCCAGGAACATATGCTGCTTCTGATCTTATGCATCAGAAGGAGAACTCACCTGTAAATCCATATGGTTCTAATGTTACTGTTGCTATAGCACAGGCAGAGTGTGGTGGAGAGACTAAATCAGAGATTAAGTACATCATGGGTGAACTGTTTAGAATGGTTCAAGATAGTGGTGGTAATATAGGTGATTATTTAATTAATAAGGTTAATGGAGAGCTTGTTGGTTATAAAAACAAAGCACAAGGATACATTAATAAGATCCTTAGAGTTATTAAAGCTGCTCTAGCAAGGATCCGTGGTGAGATAATTGCTGCACTTAAAAAGGGTGTTGAAGCTCTTGTTAAGATGATAACAGCACCCTTCCAAGGTATCATGGAATCTGTGCAGATGTGGTTGCAAGCTATGCTTGCTAAGATTGGATGCTCTATTGAGGATATATTTGAAAGGTTGATTGACTTTGTTACTAAGTTGATCTTTAATTACTTGATGAAAGTATTCAGAGCAGCAACATGTCAGATTGATATCTTTGTTAATGCGATCCTTAACAAGATCATGTCTTTCGTTAATAAACTACTTAACAGTGTACTTGGACCTCTGCAGTCGATTCTTAAAATAGCAGGGAGTGCTCTGAATGTAGTTGGGAAGGCTTTGTTTAAGATTATGTCTATACTAGGTATCTCATGTGGTGGTCTTGATTCTAAGTGTGGTGATGAGGATACATATTCCACTAGACCTAAGAAGGAAGACAAGAAGGATAACTTAGATGAACTTATTGAAAAACTAGAGGATGGACCACTTGATTATGGTCAGAGTGTTTGTGATGATGCTAGAACTTTTGCTCCACCTGATATAACTGGTGGTATTATATACGGCGGTTCTCCTAAGATTACTCCTGGTGGTGGTAAGAATGAATTGATTTATGGTACTCCTACTAATCCTAATATAGGTGCAGGTACATTACCACCTGGTGATAGTGATCCTAGAACAAATGAAAGAAAGGTTGAGTATGAGATACTTGATACTAATGTTATTGAAGGGCAGACAGCAGAGGTTACTGTAAAAAGAACTGGTTATACTCAAGCTTCTAGTTCTATTGCTTATAAGTCAGCAGATGGTACTGCTACTGAAGGTGATGATTATCAAAGAGTAGAGGGTGTTCTTGGATTTGGTCCCAATCAATTGGAAAGAGTCATTCGTGTATTGACATATATGGATAATGAAAACGATACACCAGAAGATTTTACTATATCGATAGATTATTCTACTGGTGTGGGAGAAGCAGAATTTATAAATCAGAAAGCTACAGTTACTATAGGTTTAGCACCAGTACCACCACCAGATGATCCTGATCCATATGTACCCCCTGTTATTGGACCAGGAATTAGACCTGAAGTCATTCCACCTATCGTTGGTGGTGAAACAGATCCAGATAATCCTACAATACCATATACAGAGCCACCTGATGTACTGATTGACGATGAAGTAAGTATTGCTATCACTTCTGATAAGCTTGAGTATAAGGAAGGAGAATTTATAACGTATACTGTATCATCTGCTGGTATTCCTAATGGAACTATATTGGGATGGACATTATTTGGTCCTAATATAACCCAAGAAGATATTGTTGGTGGTAATTTCTTTAGTACATTTGAGATTTATGATAACAAAGCTGTTATCATTGTTGGTATTGCAGAGGATAGTACTATTGAAGGTAGGGAGTTACTTACTATGAGTATTAATGGTACTGGTGCTGTAGCTCATGTTCATATATTAGCACAAGAAGAAGAATTTATACCATCTGATAAAGATCCTGAAGAAGATCCAGGATTTAGACCACCTACACTTTCAGAACCTATTGTAGATGATGGTGGTAAGATTATTGAGATACCTATAGATGATCCAGGAGATCCATATATACTTCCACCTTCTATAGCAATCACTGGACAAGGGTATGGTGCTATTGGTGTTCCTTTATTGGATACTGATGGTCGTGTTACTGAGATCAGAATAACACAGAGAGGAACTAATTATGTTCCTTATAAACCAGATACACTTTCTTGTGTTGTGGATTCTATAACTCTTATAAGACCTGGTACAGGTTATACTAGCGTTCCGACTGTTTATGTTGATGGAGATTCAACAGTTGCTGTTGCTAAAATTAATGATAAAGGATTTGTTATTGGTTTTGAAGTGATAGATAGAACAACAGTATACGATACACCACCATCCATTGAGATTATAGGTGGAAATGGATTTGGTGCTAAAGCTTTAGCAAGCATGACTTGTCTTGATAGTGATACAAGATCTGAGCTAGGTTATGCTAAGATTGGTACTGGTAGATATGTGGATTGTCCGACATGAGTGAAACCCAACAAGCAGTAGAACAATACGATAAGGACGTACAAAATCAGGCGTTACCTGATGGTACTGGTGGTAAGTATACAGTACCACCAAATACTGCACCATCATCTGCTACTAATCCAGCATTAATGGCTAAGACCAGACTCCTTGGTACTAAGGAGATGAGACATCTTAATGATGAGCTTAGAGCAACATATCTTCTAGCAACTGATAATGGTCAGTCCATATACATGGATGAGACTGGTAATATTTTTATAGGATCTGCTAAGGTAGGTGAGGATGAGCAAGGTGGTCAGATTATAATAAGATCACAAGGAAATATGGTCCTTAAGGTGGGTGGTAGACTTCTAGTAGAAATAGAAAATCTATTAGATGAAAAGAAACCACTATCACTTAAGATAGGTGGAGAGATTAATATAGAATCAACAGGTAATACTGTCAACATACATGGTAAGAATGTTAAGGTAAGTGCTGATCAGGAGTTACACTTAGCAGGTGAGAAGGTTAGTATTGAAGCAGGTAAAGGTGCAGGTAATCTTGAGATGACCTGTGGTAACTTTGCTATGAGCAATGCTACTGCTGCTATCAAATCAAGTGGTCCTTGGAAGCATGAATTAGAGAGTAACTATGAGCTTCATCAGAACCATTTGAAAGGTACGATGCATTTCAACTCCAGGGGAGTAATAGACATACGATCAACAGATTCGATGAAACTTGATGTTGGTGGTAGATTGCATGTAGATGTTGGTGGTGTTGGTAAGTGGCCTAATACTCCTGCACCACACTCATTCAAGTTGACTGCAAAGACAGGTGATGCTAAGATGGATTTTACTGCTGGTAAGATGGACTTGAATGTGGGTAAAAATTACACAGAGACTATAGGTGGTAATAACACCCAGACTATTACTGGTAATCATATCTTTACTCAGACTGGTACTACTGCTACTGAGACTTACAGTGGTGATTTAATGACCACAGTTACTAAGGATTGGAGTCAGCTTGTTACTGTTAACTCTCTAATAAAATCTGATGGAACATTTAATATGATGGGTTTAGGTGCTACTCAATTGAGTAGTCAGTCTACTTTGAACTTAACATCTCAAGGTGCGATGACCTTATACTCATCTGGTATCATCAATATTAATTAACATGGATGATGACGATCTCCTAGAAGAACTTCAGGAACGTATTGCTGAAGGTCCAATACTATTCATACCCGATGACGATTGGGTGGATCAACTTAATGAGGAGGACAGTTAACAAACTGTCACAAGGGGGGTTGACCGCACACCAATAAGATTGTATTATGTATAAATAACTTTACATAACTCAGGACTCGAAAGAATCGTAACCCTGTTCGATGTAAGTAGACCCCATGTCGGGGGTCTTATCATCCGCAGGGTCTTTTTGTATCCTTGCGAGACACTTAAAAAACAAACATGTCTATCAAATCAACAATTGCTGCTGTTGCAGCTTCTCCTTTCCTTCTCGCTGGTGCAGCTTTTGCTGGTCCTTACGTGAATGTTGAAAGCAACCTTTCTTACCCTGATGGAGATTATTCTTCTACAGCAACTGATATCCATCTTGGATACGAGGGAACTGCTGGTGCAGAAGGTAAGATTGCTTACTACGTACAGGGTGGTCCTTCATTGAACCATGCTGAGTCTACTGACGATACAGA